GCGGCTCCATCATCGGCGTCGCGAGGTCCTCGTCGGGGCCCATGACCATCGCCAGCGGGCCTCCGATCATCAGCCCGAGGCCGTGCTGGCGTTGCGCTGCGGCCAGGTCGATGCCGAAGCGCTCGATTTTCACGGTCCAGAACAGCGGCAGGCCGGTGTGGCCGATCTTCTGGCGGCACAGCGAGCAGGTCGCGTGCTGGCGCAGTTCGCGCTCTTTCATCGTGCGGCCTCCGTCGGGAATCCATTCCATTCGCGCCCGTCGAGCTGGCGGCCGGCCGCCTTCTTGCCGACGCGCCCCACGCATTGCATGTCGTCGATGTCGCCGTCCTTGCTGTCCCAGAAGTCGGGGCGGCCGACGTCAATCCATCTGTCGTCGAGCCACTCGCGAGTAACGAATCGCGTGCGCTCGGGGGGATCGTCAATCCGTGCACCGGTGAAGTGGTGCCACGGCAGCCACTCGCCCCATTGCTTGAACAGGAACGGCACGCCGGCAGCCGAGCACTCATCGCGCAGGCTGCGCGCCCAGTCGGGATGCATCGGCCGGGCATGACGGCCGCTCTCGCCGCCGCAGATCACCCAGTCGATCGCGGTAGCGCCGATCCGCGTCCATGCCGGCATGTCTGGGGTGACGCAGCCGTTGGCGAAAGCTGCGCTGGGTGAGCGTTGCAGGAATGACCCGAGACGGATGTCACCGAGCATCGGCTCGATCGATATGAACCGCTTCGCGGCCGGCGTGTCGAGCAGCTTCGGGATGTCGCGGTCGGCCTCCTCCTGGTTGACGACCGTGGCGCCGATCCAGACGTTCGCCCACGGCGAGCGATCCCATGTGGACGCGCCGGCGAAATCATCCTCGACGGCCGCCGCCGCCTCGTTGAGCATCTTCAGCGCGTTGCCGATGCGCTTCGTCAGCAGGAGCCAGTCGAGGTTCGGTGTCGCTGCAATGACGCGGAACAGATCCCAGCGCCAGTGGTCCGGCACCTCGTTGTCGAACACGTCGGCCAGCGATGCGCAGAACACGCGTCGGCGACGGCCGTGCTCTGCGAGGAACGCGTCATGTGCGGCGTTCCATCGGACCGGCTGCCGCCAGTTCGACTCGCTCGTGCGCCGGCGCGCCTTGCCCGTGCCCCAGTGCATTGCGTGGCCGCTCTCTGCGAAGCGTCGATCCCATGCCTCCGCGTAGCAGTGGTCGCAGCCGGGCGATACCTTCGTACAGCCGATCCACGGATTGAACGTTGAGTCGGTCCACTCGATCTTCGATTCGCCGCTCATCGCGCCTCCCCTTGCGCCAGCCGCTCCCGAAGCGCGTAGCCCATGAGCGGCCAGATCTTGGAGACGGCGTGCTGCCGCGCGATCTTGCGGCCGAGCTCGGCGTCGAAGTTCTCGGGGCTCGCGCACGCCGACTCGCCGGTGACGGTGAAGCCGTTGCGCAGCACCAGGACGCAGATGGTCAACAGGTTCATCGGCTGCGCTGATTGCGGCAGCGGACGGTAATTCGGAAACTCGGGCGCGAAAGCCACCGCTGCTTCTCCAGCCGAGAAATAGACTTCATGGACGATGTTCGCCTCGATGTCGGCCGGCGTTATGCGCGGCGCGGCGAGGCCCTTCGATTGGATTTCCTGCTCGATCTGGCCGTTGATCATGGTGCCGTCCTCATGTCGTGACTGAACGCCGTGCATCCGCAGCGCGAGCAGGTCGCCGTCCAAAGACCGTCGCTCTCCCACGGCTCGCCGTCCCAGGTGTGCTCGCACGGCCCGCCATTGCCGCAGTCGCAGTAGCAGGCGTTCGGATTGAAGGTGGTTTGCATGGACTCCAGCGGCATGCCGTGCTCGTCGGCGAGCTTCTGGAATATCTCCTGCGCTCGCGCATTTCTATGGGCACGCAATGTTTCAAAGTCGGGGCTTGTCATCGTTGCGTCTCCACAGGAGCAGGTTTCTCCACGATCTGCGCCGGGTCGTCGGACGCCGATCCGCAGCCGAGCAGGCCGGCGGCGAGCACGCGATCAACCGCCTCGGTCAGCGTGACCGGCCGCGACGACTCCCATCCGAGGCCCGTCTGCCTGCGCCCGCGAATGAAACGCGCGGCGCGTCGGTAGTGTGCGTCGATGCGCTTCCAGCCGGCCGGCCATTGCAGGGGATGTGCCGAAATCGTCACGCCGACCTCCTGATGAGCTTCCCGCCCGCGAGCGACGGAATGTGCGAGTGATCGCTGCCGGGCCGACGTACGACCATCGGCGGCACGTACGGCCGCATCGGCGGCAGCGACGAAATGCTCGGCAGCGCCTCGCGTCCGCGCCGCGTGAGCCGCCAGCGCGACCACTTGAGCGCGATCAGGCCCTCGGCGGCAAGCGCCTCGACCGCGAATGCGATGTTGCGCGGGGAATGCTGGGCGATCGCTCGCGCCAGTTCGGCGCTGTTGCGCGGGGCGACCTGCAGGGCGCGCAGCACGGTGCCGCGAAGGGGATGGGCGCCGGTGGTCATCGAACAACCCCTTCCCATCCGTGCTCGCCGCCGCAGTACGCAACGACCCGGTCGTCGGCCTCGCTGACCAGGCGCCAGGTGGGAGGTCGGCGCATCAGTTCGGCGCCGGCGCGGGTCAGCTCGGCTGCCGCGGCCTTGATACGGTCGAGCTGCGCCCCGTCGTCGATCACGCCGACCCCGCTGAGCACGATCCGCCAGGCGCCGTTCGTGTTGACCTCGAGCCTCATGTCGTCAATTCCCTGTGCAGGCGCGCGACGCGCGCGGCGTTCCTGACCGTCACTCGGTCGGCACGAAATTGCAGCCCGCGGTGCCGGTAGCCGAGGCGCTGCGCCAGAAACCCGGCCGTGTAGCCTTCCTCGAGCAGCTCGGCGATGAGCTTGTGCGTGCGCTTGGCCGAGGTCAGTGCACGATCCGAGGCCTGTGCCACGGACACGGCCAGGATGAGGCGCTCGGTGCGGGCGCGGATGCGCTTCTTGGTCCCCATGCGGATGTCGTACAGCACGGACAGCGCGACGTCGCTGGCGGCCGCCACGGCGCGCCGGCCGACGCCGGCCTTCGAGAGCTTGAGCAGGTGCGCTCGCGCACGATCGGCGGGCACGATCCCGTTCCAATCGCCGGCCTGGCGGGCCGCGAGGCGCTCGCGCTCATAGCGCGCGTTGGCGGCCCGGCAGTCGTCGCAGCGGCAGCCGGCGACGTAGCGCAGGCGATCGCCATGCGGCCGATCAGTGGCGAGATCGGCAGCCGGGCGCAGGCCGCGGTGGGGCAGGCCGTTCATGCCTTGCGGCTCCAGTCGTTGCAGTGGCCGTGCGTCTTCACGCCGGCGCGGTGGTGGCTGCAGTAGCGGTCGTAGCGCGTGCCGCGCTCGAGCGGTCGGTGGTGCGCGCAGCCATCGCAGCGCGGCTCGAACTGCGCTCGGCCGGTGCGGTAGGCGGCGGCGGTGAGCCGCTCACGCGCTGCAGCTGCTGATCCGGTGGCCATATCTCGATCCTCGTGTCAGATCGACCCGAGCACGATCGGCAGGCCGGCCTTCTCGGCGATGGATGCGCGCGCCTGCTGGACCGCGTCCTCGAGCACCTTGTGCGGGCGCTCGAGGTCGAACCAGATCAGAAGCTGCGCCTCGGCGATCCGATAGCGCAGCCGGGCGCTCACGGCGTACCTGGCGCCGCCCTCGAGTACCGGGAGCCCGATCACGAAGGCCTCCGGGATCTGGAGCTTCCCCTTCGCCGCGGTGCCCTGAATCTCTTCCTCGTAGGTGAGCTCGGTCTGCCCGTTCGACAGCCGGATGCCGCTGGCGAAGTTGACCTTCTTCTTCGCTTCCAGCGTGCGGCTGATCTCGAGCATTTCGGCGCCGGCCGGCTCGACGATGTCGGGGAGGTTGTCTTCGATGAACTGGGCGAATTCGACCTGCTTCATGCCCCGCTTGTTCGCGCTCGTCCAGGTCTTCCACTCGTGCGATCGCTCGGCAGCCCAGATGATCTTGTGATCGCGCCACCCGGCGGTCTTGGCCGAGTGGTCGTTGATCACCGCGACGAAGGCCGGAGGGCTCACCTTGGCGTAAATCGTCGTCGCGGCCGTCTTGTGCCGGTTAACCAGTTCGATGAATGAGGCCTCGTCGTCCACGCTGATCGTGCCGCGCTTGCGCATCGGTGCCGGCAGCGTGTGCTCGAGGTCGTGGACCGTGTAGCCCGCTGGGATGACGGCATACGGCGTCGCGCCGTCGCGGACCTGTGAATGAAGGGCCAGCGCCGAGCCGAGCGCGACCAGATCGCCGACGGTCGGGTCTTCCATGGGGTCGTGATTCATGGTCTCTCCTGTTGCGCCCGTTCAGGCCTGGGCGACGTTGCGGAGCTCGCCGTCCTCGCGCTTGACCTCGCGCAGGCCTTCGAGCTTGAGTTGGCGAGGGTCTTCCCGCTGCAGGTTGCCCTCGGGGGTCGGGAACATCAGCGTCGAGCCGTGCTCGAGCTTCGGCACCTTGACCTTGACCTCGTCGCTGATCTCGAGCGCGGCGCCCTTGGACGGTTTGAGCTTGAGCGTCAGGGTCAGGGTTCCGGCCTTGCCGGTGTCCGCGCAGGCAGCGACGAGCTCGTTGAGCTTCTCGCTCAGTTCGTCGTGCAGTTCGCCGTACCGCAGTGCGGTCAGCGTGTCGATGAAAGGTCGAATGGCCATCGGTTCCTCGGTTGTTGGTCGGGGCCTTCCACCCCGTCGCGCCTGACCTGCTGTTCGAACCCGCGGCGTCCGGTCTTCGCCCGATCGCACCGGGCGGTTGCACTTGCCTGCCTACGCGTCGACGCGCTGCGCGCGGAGCTCGAGCGCCGACTCCGGCCACCAGGACTCGACGGCACAGCCGTCCGCGGCTCTGTAGCGCAGCAAGAAGCTCCGCTCGTTCGATGAGGCGTACTCGGCGCGGCCGATGACGGTTCCGACCTCTCCGCTGACCGAGATCCTCACGTCGTCGTGCAGACCGAATTTCCACTTGTCCATGCTGGCTCCCGTTGGTTGAAGGTGGCCGCCTCCGCCGTGGCCCGGCACTCCGTCCGGGCGCCCCTTGACATGGGGCTGCTGGACCCGTCTTGCGCGACCCCGGCGGCTACCCGGGCGGTCTGTGGTCGCTTTGCTGTGTCGCTGGCGCGCGTCACTGCGCCGGCGTCGCCGTGCTCGTGTGTTCGGTGGCCGTCTCTCCGGCCTGTCACGCCTGTTCGATGCTGCTTCGATCGGCCGGCATCATCAGTGCGCCGGCTTCGGCATCTGGCAAGCAGCAAGCTGCACTGCATACCTCGGCGTTCTCCCTCTCGCTCACGGGCATCCCTATCCGTCCCTCAGTTCGGCCGGCACGATCAGCTCGAGCAGCAGGTCGCTCGCGACCTTGGCCAGCTGCTCGGTCCCGCCGTCGTTGACGATCTCCGCGTCGACCCGCCAGTGCCGCTGCTGCCACTCGGTCACGTGGCCAGATGGCTGTCGCTGGCCGGGCCGCCCGACGCGCCAGAGGACGCCGCCGTGCGTGCGCAGCCAGTCGTGCTCGCGATCCTGGCGGACGTCGGTGACGATCACCGCCTGCGGCTCGGTGGCCGAGACCTCGCGCAGCTGCGCGTCGACGACACGCACGTAGTGCAGCGGATCGCGCGCGGTCACCCAGTCGCCCCAGGCCTGCATCACGGTGCGCGGCTTCAGCGCGCCGAGGTCGGCCAGATGCCAGTGGTAGGCCGCGAACTCGACGTTCGTGCAGCGCGCCAGCGCGAGCTGGTGAAGGCTGACATCCTTGAGGCCAGCATCGTGAAAGAGCGCGACGTCGACGTGCCAGGCCGCGGCGACCTCGCGCTTGAGCTCGTCGGCGAAGGCGAGCCGCGCGACCCGGTGGCGCTCGGCCAGCAAGCGGGCCACCGTGTCCTTGCCGCTGCCGGAATAGCCGGTCAATCCGATCAACGCGGGCATCATTGCGTCGCCCTCTTCGGTGCCCGCAGCGCCTCGCGCAGCTCGAACAGCACGCGCTGTATCGCCGCGCGCCGCATCACCTCCGAGCGCGCGCTGCGGATCGACCATGCGCGCCGGCGGGCCTCGAGCAGGTGGATCTCGCGCGGGCTCATCGCGGGCCCCAGGCGGCAGCGAACCGGCCGCGCGCGTGCTGGATCTCGAGCCACGTTACGGTGGCCTCGGGATGGTGCGGCGCCTGCTCGACGATGCGCGCATGCACGAGCTCGAGGTAGGTCACGCGTGCCCACCACCAGAGGATCGCGGGCCACCTGGTCATGGCGTGCTCCGCGCGCGGGCCTTCATCGCCGCCATCACGGCCTGAAAGCTCAGGATGTCGCAGCCGCGGAGACGCGGATACTGCTGGCAGAGCGCGAGCGCGCCGTCGGGCAGCGCCGATCGTCCGTCCCAGTCGTCGACGACCGACGTGCAGTAGAAGTAGTCGGCGATCGCCTTGGCGTTCGCGGTCTTGCCGCAGCCCTGCGGCCCGTAGACAACGAGCGGGGCGGCCATCAGTCGAGCCTCGCGAGCAGCGCCGCGATCTGCGGCAGGACCGTCTGCGGGTTGCCCTGCAGCCAGTCGATCAGGCTGATGAAGCCGCCGACGCACATGGACAGCAGCAGGCCGTAGCCCAGCGCCAGGGCGATCAGGTCGACCAGGCGCATCTGATGCGCCGCCAGATCGGCCTGCCGCGCGCGGCGCAGCAATGCGTTCTCGGCCCTCATGCGAGCCTCCCGAGCGTGAGTGCGCGGCGGGCCGCGACCACCGCGCGGTCGTCGTTGCCGCGAATGCTGGCGTGGGCCTGGAGCAGATCCTCGAGCGCGTCGCAGAGCATCTGGCGAGTGCGCTCGAGCCGGTCGGCGTCGCGCTGCAGGATCTGTGCGCGCGGCCCGCTGTCGGGCAGCCGCGGCAGGTCAGCCGCGAATTCCAGGCGCGCATCGGCATGCACCGGGGCGCGGTCGCCGGCGTGGCCGAGCTCGGCGCCGGGGTTGGCGTAGCGCGCGAGCGCGGCGCTCACGACGCGCTCCCGGTGGCGCGGTCGCCGGCGCGCCGAGCGCGCGTGATCTGGTCGGCGCTGGGTTGACGGCGCCACGACTGCAGGACGTCGCCCCAGCCGATCCGGACCGTGCCATTCGTCGCGCGCCACACTTGCCCGCGCCGATCGATGCGAACGAAAAAGCCGGTCATTGCCTCGGCCTTCGTGGCGCCGCGCGGGACGTAGGTGTCGGTCAGGTAGGCGAGGCGGGTGCGGGCACGCTGGCCGTCGACCTGGCCGCCGCGACGCACGAGGGCCCACGGATAGGCGTGGCAAGTCGATGGCAGCACGAACCGCGGCAGTTGCGCCGGGCGGGCTGCGGTGGTGGTGTCGGGCATCTGCGCCTCCGTGGGTCAACGGAGGCCATGCTAGAACTTTCGGTTCTAGTAGTCAAGTACCGAGAGTTACCTTTTCGGCGTCACGCATCGCCCGGCCGGCTATCAGCTCGCGGACGTCAGCGGTCTTGCGACTTGTCGCGCAACTGCTCGAGCAGCGTGTTGGTGCGCCTGGTTTCGTCGATGAGTTCGCGGATTCGGCCCTTGAGGCCGAACATGGCGAAGGGCAGCAGTATCCACGCGATGAGCAAGGCGATCCCTGCAAGGGTCGTGAGGACGATCAACCAACCGCCGATCTCTGGAGGCATGCTCTATCCTTGTTCGTCCTCGCCAGTGGGCCGCCCTGGCGGGTGCTGCTTAATGCGATCGATCCAACGCAGGTAGTGGGCGAGCTGGTCGCCGGTGAGCTGCTTCGAAAGCTTGAAGCCGAGAAAGTCGAACGTCTCCTGGCGTACCTCCTCGGGGAGACTGGCGATCATCTGATCCTGTTCGCTTCCGTCCCGCTTCGGGCCGCGGCCGCTGACGAGCCATTCCGTGTTGACCCCGAAGTGCGTGGCGATCTCGATACAGCGTTCGAGGGTCGGTAACCCCTCACCCTCAAGCCACTTTCTCGCGCCCTTCTGGCTGACATCGAAGATCTTTGCGAGGGCGACCTGGCGTCCGTCGAATTTCTCGGGCATGCCTGCCTCGTCAAGAACTTCGTTCAGCCGGTCGGCGAAGTTTTTCGTAATCGTGCTGCGTCCCATGTAACCGAAAGTACTTTCTCGGCGCGGAACTTTCAGTACTTGCGTGGCGGTAACAATCGGTTCTAAAATGGCCCGCATGTCACATCCTGCGCTGACCAAGGCCATTGAGATCGTCGGACTTTCCGCCCTCGCGCGCGGCCTTGGCGTCACGTACCAAGCGATCCGCAAGTGGGAGGCTGCCGGGCGGCTTCCGCGCACCGAGTGGACCGGCGAGACGTCGTATGCCGGCCGCATCGCCGCGATGACCGACGGAGCCGTGTCCCGCGATGAGCTGTTGCGGCTTCCGGCTCCCGACCCCGCCGAGAGGGCCGCCTGATCCCGTGATTCCCATGCCCACATCGTCGCCGAGCTGCACGCGAAAGGGATAGTCAAGTGCCGTCAAATCCCCGGACGGAGGTTGCCGACCGCCAAGGTCGGCTCGATCTCGCGCGACGCGCCGAGCCGAATTCGGTGCCGCTCGAGATCATCCGCAAGCAGCGCGACGGCGGGCAGGCGCTCACGCTGGCGATCTCGTCGTCCGGGCTGGACGACCAGGAAATCTGCGACGCGCTGCGGGTCGATGCCGGCTATCTCAGCCGGATGAAGAAGGGCGCGGCGACGCTGCAGGCGGACCTGATCGCGCCGTTCTGCGAGATGGTCGGCAACACGATCTATCCCGAGTGGATCGCCTACCAGCTCGGCTGCACGCTGGTCGTCATCCAGACCGAGGCCGAGCGCCGGGCGGAAGAGGCCGAGCGCCGCGCAGCGAAGGCTGAAGAGAAGGCCCGGCTGCTGCAGGAGATCCTGCAGGGGAGGGCCGCCGCGTGACCTACAAGCCCCGCTCCGGCAGCCTCGCGCTGCGCCTGTACGAGCACCTGTCCCGGCCCGGCGCGCCCGGGTCGATGAGCGCGGCGCAGATCGCCGGAACGCTCGGGGCAAGCCGCGACAGCGTTGCCACGAACCTAAAGCACGCGGTTGAGTGCGGATTCTTCGTCAAGACGCTGGACGGTGGCCGGGCGCTCTATTCCCTGCCCGGTCGAGACCCGGCGGACGAGGGCGAGGAAGTCGACACGTTCGGCGCGATCCTCGACACGCTCGACCAGCTCACCATCAGCGGCGGCGAGTGGATCGACGCCGGCGGCTACCGGGCGCTCAAGCTGCGGCCCGAGCAGACGGCGAGGCTGAGGCGGCTGTTGACCGGGGGCGGGGCGTGACACGGTCGTGGGTTCCGCTCGCTCAGCGCCGCGGGCAAGTGCTCGAGGCGCTGGCCGGCGGGCCGCTCACGCAAGCCGAGATCGCCGAGCGGATCGGCGTCAAGCAGGCCTGCGTTTCCAAGGTCGTGCGCCGGATGCTGGACGACGGTGATCTGAGACTCGCGCGCGCGATGCGGGCCGCGGGCCGCGGGCCGTGGCCGATGCGTTACGAGGCTAGCCGTTGATCTCGATCAGCGAGACGACCGCGCGCGCGGCGCTGGACCACCTGTCGCCGGACGTCTGCCGGGACGACTGGGTGCGCATCGCATTCGCGATCGCCTCCGAATTCGGGTCCGGGGGATTCCATCTCTTCGACGACTGGAGCCGGGGCGGCCGCAGCTATGACGAACGCGCGACCAGGTCGACATGGAAGTCGGTCACCCGCGCCAAGGCGGACGGCCGGCGGGTCACGATCGGCACGCTGATCGCCGAGGCGAAGCGCAACGGCTTCCGGTTCGAGGCCGAGCAGACATCCGAGGCGGCGCGCGCGGAGCGCGAGCGCCGGCGCGCCGAAGCCTTGGCCCGGGAGCAAGCCGAAGAGCTCGCGCGGCGCGATGCAGCCGCCCGGGCGGCCATGCGGGCGCAGGAACGCTGGCAGCGCGCAGCGCGCACCGGCGCCTCGAGCTATCTGGTGCGCAAGCTGATCGCCCCGGCCGAGGCGGTCCGCTACGAGCCCAACGGGACGATCCTCGTGCCGATGGTGCGCTACGACCTGCCGCGCGAGCGGGCGCTGGTCGGCGTGCAGGCGATCCGCCAGGACGGGTCGAAGCGCTTCGGCGTCGACACCGCGAAGCGCGGCTCCGCGTGCCGCATCGGCGTGGTCGTTGTCGGCGAGCCGATACTGGTGGGCGAGGGGTACGCCACCTGCATGACGCTGCGTGCGGCGGTGGCGGGCCGGCTGCCGGTCTTCGTCGCGTTCGATGCCGGCAACCTCGAGCCTGTCGTCGAGATCCTGCAGGCGCTGCATCCTCAATGCCCGATCCTCGTGTGCGCGGACGATGACTTCGCGACGACCGGCAACCCGGGCCGCGAGAAGGCCGATCGGCTTCGCCGGCGACGCGGCGTGCACATGATCTATCCGGTCTGGCCGCAGGGCCAGCACCGTGGGCCGAAAGACACCGACTTCAACGACCTGCACAAGTGTGCAGGCCTGCAGGTCGTGGCGCGCCAACTGCGCGCGCCGCTGCGCTTCCTCGGCTACCCCGGGCCTCTGGCTGTGGAGATCACCGATGCAGCCTGAGTCGCAGGTGATCGACATCCGCTCGGCTGCGGAAGGGCCTCCCCCGCCCTCTGCAGGCGGGGAACCCGCTCCGAAGGGGGGCGGGGGCCGCAACAAGCGCGCCAGGACGATCGACTGGGGCAAGGTCAACGAGCTGGGCGAGCATTTCGCGCTGATCTACGGCACCGACACGGTGATCGACAAGCGCACCCTGATGGTGATGAAGGTCAACGCGTTGCGCCTCGCGTTCGGCGTCGACTCGGTCAAGCTCTGGCTCGGCTCGCCCGATCGCCAGATGATCATGCCCAGCCAGCTGGTCTTCCGTCCGGCGAACGACGTCGGACCCGACTGCATCAACCTCTACTCGGGTCTCGCGATGGCGCCGAAGGCCGGCGACTGCTCGGCGCTGCTCGAGCTGCTGCAGCATCTGTGCAGCGAGTCGGCCAAGGGCGACGAAGGCGTCGCTGCGGTCGTCGACTGGGTGCTCAACTGGCTCGCCTATCCGCTGCAGCACCCCGGGGCGAAGATGGCCACCGCGCTGGTCTTCCACGGGCCGCAGGGTGCGGGCAAGAATCTCTTCTTCGAATCGGTCGCGAAGATCTACGGGCGCTACGCGCTGGTGGTCGGGCAGGACCAGCTCGAGGACAAGTTCAACGACTGGCTCTCCCAGAAGCTCTTCCTGATCGGCGACGAGGTGGTCGCCCGCCAGGAGCTCTACCACACCAAGAACAAGCTCAAGGCGCTGATCACCGGCGACCAGATCCAGATCAACACGAAGATGCTCCCGCTGCGCACCGAGTCGAATCACGTCAACGTGGTCTTCCTCTCGAATGAGCAGCAGCCTCTGGCGCTCGAGCAGGACGATCGTCGCTACCTGGTCGTCTACACGCCGCCCACGCGCGACGACGATCTCTACTCGCGCGTGGCCGCGAGCATCGAGGCCGGCGGTGCGGCGGTGTTCCTGCAGCACCTGCTCGAGCGCGACCTGGGTGACTTCCGGCCGCACACCCGCCCGCTGATGACCAAGGCGAAGTCCGACCTCATCGAGCTCGGGCTGCGCGCGCCGGAGCGCTTCGCGCTCGACTGGCTGCGGGGGTTTCTCCCGCTTCCCCTGCAGGTGTGCGCCGCCGAGCAGCTCTACCGCGGCTTTACCCGATGGTGTCGCGAGACCGGCGAACGATTCCCCCCTCCCCAGGTGGCGTTCAGCAAGTCGGTGATGAAGGTCGCGCGCGAGCAGCTCGGGTACAAGGTGATCAAGCTCGACCGCCCGGATCGCGGCAAGGTCGCCACGCGGATGTGGATTCCAGCTGGCTGCGCGCCGCCCGAGGGCATGACGGCTGGAGAGTGGGCGGCCGACAGCCAGGCCGAGTTCGAGCGGGCGCTCGGGGACTTCTTCGGGCGTGGCGAAGGGGGTGAGCGGTGAGCCCGGTTACGCGTCGGTTACGCGTGCGCGAGGGACGCGTAACCGCGAAACCCGCGCCAGATAAGGCCAGTTACGCGGTTACGCTGGTTACGCGAGATTTTCCCATCCCATGCGTGCGCGCGCGCGTAAGTGCTTCCGGTGTGCGCGTCGCTGAGAGTCAGGAAACCACGCGTAACCGCGTATCTCGCGTAACTCGCAAGCACTGGCGCGGCTTTCGCGAACCCTATATCCGTAACCGCACCCGTAACCGCGTAACCGGGGAGATGGTGATGAAGAGCGAGGTGAAGGGCAAGGGGCGAATGAGGTCGGCGATGCCGACGGTGGCGGGCTGGATCGACGAGTTGCGCGAGGCCTTCGGCGCCGACCAGGTCGATCCGTCGATCGGCGAGGGCATGCGTGGCGAGCCGAACCGGTTCTGGGCGCGCGAGGCTGGGCACGAAGTCGGCACGCAATTCGACCGGGCGGCTGGGGAGGGCGAGCGGTGAGCGTCGTCCTCGAGCGCGTCGAGGCGTCGCCACTATTCCGGTCGGCGCACCAGGCGCTGCTCTTCGCCTACACCTTCTCGCCGAACCAGCACGGCGAAGCGGCGGCGGCCGAGCGCTCGATAGCGATGTTCGGCCGGTCGCGCTACGAGATCTCGCCGCGAGTCGTGTCGCGTGGCCTTTCAGGACTGGACGGCGCTGGCCAGGCGGGGATGATCAAGGCGCAGGTCGAGACACTGCCGCTCCACCTGCAGCGGGTGATCGAGGCACGATTCGCCGTGCTGTCGCCCGACGTCCAACGCAGGGCGCTGCTCGAGCTGGCCCTGCGCGCTCGCGATGCGCTGCCGGATCGTCATATCGTGCTGGCGGCCAAGCTCGTCCGGCGGCACTACGTCGGCAAGGTGCGGTTGATGCAGTTGGCCGTCGAGCACGAGATCAGCGAGCGCTCGATCAAGCGCCGCTGGGCGCTGGTGCGCAACATGCTGCAGCAGCTCGATCAGCAGGCGATGGCGCGCGCGGAGATCCTGCTCGAACGGGGGCGCGTGATCACGCCGATCGACGATTGACACGCGTGGCCCCTTTTGTGGTAGATTCGCGTGCAATTCGATAGGATCAGCTCAGTGTCCCTATCGATCACGAGGCCCCGCGAGCGAGCGATCGACGCGGGGCTTTTCCGTTCTTCGGCCAGTCAGCCGGGCGGTAGGGCGATCATGTTCTGGACGGTGCGCAGGCACCAAGCCGGACGGGTACGTAGCGGTACCAATCGATCGGAAACGCCGCCCGCCGCGCACAAGGCGGAAAACGCTGTAGCGCCTGGCCGAAGCTCTCTGTCCCCGTGGAGCAGCAGCAGCTCGCCGGCCTCATAAGCCGGAGGTCGCAGGTGCGATTCCTGCCGGGGCAACCGGTGTCTCCTCCATCCCTCGGGATGTTCCCGGGCCGCGGCTCGGGCTTCTTCTTTCCGGATCCAGCGATGCCCGAACTGGTCGAACGGATCGACGCGCTCGTGGCGGCCCAAGCCGCGATGACCGCGGCGATCGGCGAGCTGGCCAAGTCGATTGGCATGCTGGCCCAGGCGCTAGCGTCCGAAGATGACGGGCCGGATGCGACTGGATCTCCGGCGACGCTCGACGGCTGATGGCCACGCGCGCGCCGGTGCACAGGCCAGTGCGCCTCGAGGTAAGGCGGCACGGGCCGGACTGGTCCCAGCCGTGGGCCAAGGCCAAGCCTCAGCAGCGTCTCTCGGGTCGCAAGCTTCAGCGCGAGCGTGAGCGGCTGTTCGCACGCGAACCGCTGTGCGCAGAGTGCAAGCGCCACGATCGCGCGACGCTCGCTGTCTGGCGCGATCACATCGTGCCGGTCGCCGAGGGCGGCACCGACGACGACGCGAACATCCAGGGCCTGTGCGATGAATGCCACCGCGCCAAGACGGCGCGCGAGGCAGCGCGCGGGTTGAAGCGAGGCCGGTAGGGGGGTCTGAATCTCTGGCGCCCGAGGCAGGGAAGC